ACGGTATCTGGCGAAACAAGAGGGACGGCGACTGTAAGCCACCACGTTCCGAGAATTTCAGCGAACTCTGCATAAGGGCGTGTGTGGGCATAAGGGATCGTGACAGAGAACTCGTTGGAATACCGGAGATCGAACACCTCGCGGTAAGTGTAGTTGGCCTGGAGTGCATTGTAACTGCCTGTAAACCCTGGAGCATAAGAAAACTGAAGTCTGCCAGAATGGAACTCGGTTTTGATCACCTTGAAGGTAAAGGTCACCGAGCCCCGCCAGTAACGAAAGGCATTCGCCACATAGCTCATCGGTGCAAATGACGTGACAGTGTGATTGGTCGTCCCATCGGAGATCGTAGCGTTGGTACAAAGTTCTGTGAGGGCCAACGGCATTGATGTGACAACTGTATCCACCGCCTGGGACTCTGACCAAGAAAAATTTGAGATGAAGCAAGGAATTCTCGCAACATGCGCGATGGCCATCTCATCAGTATTGGTTCCAGAAAATCCGGGGAGAACGTCAACAGCATTATCAGCGAAAAGGGCGAGTTTCTTGGCATTGTCAAGCCCATCAACATTTTGCACATGATTGAACGCCTCAACAGAGATCTTTGAGGAGGGTGTGTTGTTATTTGGGTTGGACCAGCCGAATACATTCGCCAATCCGCCGACGATGCTGGCTATCCAAGAAGCTGGTTTTGCGAAAGGAGCAAGCATCGGAACAGATGTGAGCGCATCAGCTGCCGCAGAAACGGTAGCTGCAACACGCCCAACGGGCCCGGGTCCCGTCTTCGCCAGTTCGGCCTCGGAAATTGAACCGACTCCGACAACAGACGCAACGGCTCGACCAGCTGATGTAACAGCCTCGCTGATACCTTGTGGGCGGAAAACTTCAGCTTGTGGAGTGAACTCATATGTAGGGAAGGAAAGCTCAATATCCTCAAACCAAACCCAGACTGTGTAAGAAACGGTAGAAGAGGCAGTGGAGACAAGAGGAGAGTACACACACATGTGAAAATTGCCAATGGGACCAGTGTAATCTTGGAAGTTGAAGTGGGTGTAAGGCGACACGTAAGGCATCTCAAGGATTGCGGAGGTTGTTGTAGAGCAGTCAATCTCGACTCTGGGAGTTTGTGTTTTGAGTGTAAGATTTTGCATGATAATGCTCTCTCGAAGCTTCTGGACTTGTCCATTGGGCACATAGTGAAGGAGCAACCGCCCTTGTTGAAAACGTTGGGCATTGATTTGAACCTTGACACAGGCCTTGGCACGAAATCCAAGAAAACCTTGCATCTTGTTTGCAAACATGTCGGATGTAGAGATAGCGTCTTCTGGTAGAGAAAAGGAAAAGAGTTCAGTGTTTGCGGCCTGACTTGTGGACCAAGATCCGTCAGTGACGCGGATGGGGCGTTGGAGATAGTCAATCAGAGAATGAACCCGATTCTCGTGAAGATCACGCCGCAGGCTGACCGGGAGATCCCGGGGACTGGGGAAGTGTTTCACGATGACTTTCTCGTCAGCATGGAAGGTAATGTTTTGTTGGGTCGCAGTGTTTAGATTAGGTTGCGAGCCTGTCATGGAAGATGATGATGAAGCAAGTCGGTGTTTAAACGAAAGGATGACTCAATCCAGACGTCGTACCTGAGTGCTCTAGGTATTGGGGGTTACCCGTCCCACCTTGAACAGTAAAGCTAAATAACTAAGGACCTTCTCACACGACGCAGTGGCTGCTGCTTTATGTCTCAGGTTTTGCAACAACAGCCAGGATCGAGGTGTGAGGTCTTGAGCACGCTTCAAAATGTCTCCGGCTCAGCCATATGCACGCGCTGAAGCGTGCGATACGACATTATCGGAGGCATGTGTTCGATAAGCTTCGACGAGGCAGCGGCAATGCGCGGAGCCCACTCATCGAAAGTAGACTGCTCATGGAACGACAGCTCTTTGAGAGCTGTTTCGACATTTTCGATCATGATAGATCGTGGATTGATCGTGTCGTGATACCAGTAGGGCATCTCCAAGATTACAGATAGGTCGAGTGGAGCCAGATAGCGGTGCTGGTAGGCATCCCATCTAAATTCTCTTTTGAGAAACTCGACTTCTGAAAGGTCCCGGGATACCGGAATCTCCCTGTCATCCTTTGTCTCGAGAGTATATTTGTACCCCAGCTCCTTCATCGCGGTTGTGATGGTTTGCTGGTTGAAGTATTGTATTGCTTCAGGAGAGATATTGATGACATTGTCGTCTCCGTAGACTAGACAATATACATGTTTGGAGAACTCGGGAAGTCCAGCTTCCTTGAGTGGGTGGCACAACATATACGCTTGGATGATCTTGTACATGTTGATCTCACCATTCATGCAGGTCGTGGGAGGTGTGCCAGATGGTTCAGGACCATTCCAGCCGTAAATCACATCACGCATAATATGGATGGAATTCCACATTTCAGCGCCAAGTGTTTCACGAACCAGAGAGAACTCATCATCGTACCACCTGTTCACATTGCGAATGAACGCTTTGATATCAGGAGTGCTATGGCACGTGTCAAAGCCTGAGTAGTCGCCGGCAATGACGTGTGGGCCCTTTTGCTGCAGGGCCCGAGCAGCACGATCCCAGTCCTCACTGTGGACATCAACTCCAATAGCCGAGTTGGACACGATGCGCTGTCGCATCATGAAGGCAATGAAGTCGAGGAAGAACATCCGGATCGCGATGGTGAGGGGAAGAGGACTCGCGCTCACCAAGCGAGTTTTCACATCTTCGATTTTCTTGAGCTTGCGTCGCTCATCCTTGAGGGTGTCAACGTAGATGTGAAGATGGCGGACACCTCTCTTGGCATCCTCGACTATCCGCTCGACATCAGCTTGGAGAGCAAGACATCCGGGTCGTGTAAGATCGTAATCGTCTCCAGTACCAAAGTACCAAGATTTACCCGGATATCCAGGAACTGGCCTGAGGCAGTGTGGATAACCTGCAGACGTGTTACGAGGGATCGCGTTGAGAAAGGGGTCTCCAACGACACCAAGTACAGCTGTTTCAAAGTCAAAGACTCGAGGAACGTGTCCAGAGCGCCGCTTGAGGTCGTGGAGCGTAGCAAAGCGAAAATCCACGGCCAAAGTGAGAAGATCGAGATGGTGAGGGCTCTTGAATGCTCCATAAGTAGATACAGCCCTGTGAAGAGGATCAATGAGAACACCATCACGAGTGACCGGTCTGAGAACCGCTGGAGCAGTAGTAGCCACGCCCCAAGCACCAAAGAGATCAGACTTTCGAAGTGAAGTAGGAGGACCGAAAATGGCCTTTTGCGAAATTCCGTAAAACACGAAATTGGTGCCAGTAAGGGGAAAAACTCCGTCAGAGAACTCCATGAGGGATGCCGGAGCAAACCCCGCATTCTCCAAAAGGTCTTCCGTGTCCTTGTTTTCTCGATCTCCCCCTTGAGGATCATAACTTGCGCGTCCTCCTCTTCGTTCTGATTGGGGTCCTCGATGTGGAATTTGATCACCCTGGGGGGCAAAGTGTTCACCATCCAAAGGTCCGCTTGAGGTCGGAATCGCTCCGACCCGCCCGCGAAAAAACAAGGAGATCAACTCCTCGACATCTTCACGAGAGATGACGGACGCGACACCGTTCCCGATTTGACTTCCAGCAACGTGCAAGCCAAGGATTCTCCCAGAACTAGGGAGAGAGCCTGAGTTAACGAGCACAGAGCCACAGTCACCCGTGGTTGTTGGAATCTCATATATCAGGGTGCGATCAATGACGTACCGGCCAATTTCGGACTCTTCACCATTGACTTTCAAGTGATCCACGAAGTCAGCGTCAGCCCACTTTTCAACATGCCCTCCCATAAGGTTGGGCATGAGTAGACAAACGCGTCGCGAATCTTGCAACTCCATTTTGCAGATAGAGTCGTGTTCAACAAAGTACTTGGTGATAGATGGGAACATTGGTAGGGTGTTTGGAAGCTCAACCGCTACGATATCCTGGGAACGAGTGGTTTCCGTGGTCTTGTACGTGAGCAATTCACGGGCAGTGACAACATATGCCTTCGTTAGGTCATCTAGCGGGGAGCTTGCGGGAACGAGATGGAATTTATAGTCCTCATCAATAGACTTGTCGGCTAAGCGGCGCTCGATACTCTTCATGAAATGCATCGGGAACATGATAACGTGGCCGCCAACGGCGAGAACGTGTCCAAATTTCACCTTGCCCGCGGCATAGGGTCTGTCTTGGATTTCTGGATCTGAGCGAAGAGTGAAAAGGTTGCGCTTGATTATGC